ACACAATATTGACCGTGATTCCGCTGTTCAGTATTATTCCGATCTGTTTTCGGCTATGGCAAGTGTGGCAACCTTTGAACATTATGAAATGGACGGTGGGGCCGATGGCAAGGGATGAAGTGTGGGATGCCCTGAAAAATTATGCCAAACAGGTTCATTCAGAACGGGTTGCAAAGAACCCCGACCGGATCGCCTATGCCATTCAGCAGTTTGAAGCCCACGGCATTGAATACCAACTGAAGAATGAGCAAACCGGACATTTCCATTGTTGGCGGAAGTCTGATGATAAACTGTTCCAATTCTACGCTGGAACGGGTAAAATTCAGGGCTTCACCCAAGTCAGAGGTATTCACAGCCTGATTCAGATGTTGGAGGGGTGAGCCGATGGCCGGTGAAAAGAACTTTGAAAACCGCCTGAAGGACTGGTTGGAATCTGAAGGCATTTACCCATTGGGCCACCCTGAAGATAAAATGACCGTTCCGCCTTGTGGCTTCTATGAAAAGCGTTGGGGTGGAAGCCGGTATGTGAAAAGCGGCCTTCCCGATATGCGGATCACCGTGAAGGGCATTGCCCTTGAAGTAGAGCTGAAGGCCACCAATGGAATCCCGTCTGTGCTTCAGAAGCGTAATTTGGCCCAAATCAACGGTTCACATGGGTTCGGGTTCATCCTTTACCCGGAAGGCTTTGAAGCCTTCAAGACTATTGTGAAAGGGGTGAAACAATGCGAGTTTCCCACAGCCGGGTTGAAGTCTTTGATAGATGCCCATACAAATACCGCTTGCGATATGTGGAAGGGATAGACACGATCCCGAACACGGACGCAGACAACGCCCTGATCCTTGGCACCGCCCTTCACACCGGCATTGAAGAAGGGGTTGAACAAGCCCTTGACTTCTACAAGAACAGCTTCCCGGTTCTGACGGATGATCACATTCATGAAATGATGAAGTTGGAAGCCATGATCCCCAAGGCAAAGGCCATGTTGCCACCGGGCGGAACCTTTGAACTTCCAATCGGGAACGCTGATTTCATCGGCTTTATGGATTATCTGGTTCCCGTGGGGAAGGGCCTGAAGCTGGATGGCCTGATCACTGGTGAAGATTTGAATGAATTTGAAGCGTTTGATCTGTACGATTTCAAATATTCCAACAACGCCAAGAACTACGCCGTTTCCGGTCAGCTTCACGAATACAAGTATTGGTATGAACTGACCCATCCCGGCCACCGGATCAGAAATATGTATTTCCTGATTGTTCCCAAGCCCAAGATCAGGCAGAAAAGCGCCGAAACCCTTTCCCAATTCCGTGACCGCTTGCAAGCGGCCTTGAAAGATGCTGAACCAACGCTGATGCCGGTTCAGTACAACCCCATGAAGATTGTGGACTTCCTGACCGATGTGAAGCACATGGTTGAAGCCACAGACTTTCCCAAGAACCCAAACCATTTTTGTGGATGGTGTGAGTATGAAGAATATTGTCAGAAAGGATGGGATTATATGTTACTTCCCAAGAATGAACGCCGTGATCTGAACGCCACCAAGAAGAAGGTTGTGTGGCTTTACGGCGCACCCTTCAGCGGCAAAACCTTCTTTGCCAATCAGTTCCCCGATCCCCTGATGTTGAACACGGATGGCAACATCAAGTTTGTGGATGCCCCCTATATCGCCATTCGTGACACCGTTACGGTGGAAGGCCGTATCACCAAGCGCAAGTTGGCCTATGAAGTGTTCATGGATGCCGTGGCCGAACTGGAAAAGAAACAGAACGATTTCCGAACCATCGTGGTTGACCTTCTGGAAGATGTTTATGAATCGTGCCGGGTTTACATCTGTGACCGTCAGGGCTGGAAGCATGAATCTGATGATTCCTTCCGTGCGTGGGATATGGTCAGAAGTGAGTTCCTGAACACCCTGAAGCGGCTTGTGAATCTGGACTATGAAAACATCATCCTGATCAGCCATGAGGACAGAAGCCGTGACCTGACCCGCAAGGGCGGCGATAAGATCAGTTCTATCAAGCCGAACCTTCAGGATAAGGTGGCAAATAAGGTGGCCGGTATGGTTGATCTGGTGGCCCGTATCGTGGCGGACGATGATGAACGGGTGCTGTCTTTCAAGACTTCTGAAGTGATCTTCGGCGGTGGCCGTTTGACTGTCCGTGATAAGGAAATCCCGCTGACCTATGATGCTTTCTGTGAAGTCTACGAGGAAGCCAACCAGAAGGCCGCAGGAGCCGTGAAGCGTGGCGGCAATACCCCGGCTACCCCCGCACCTGAAACCACCGACACGCCCACCACAGCGCCCAGCAGAAGGGGCAGAAAGGCCAAGACTGCAACCCCGCCCCCGGCTGATAACTATGATCCGGCTGAAGATGCAGCAAAGGCGGCTTGTGGTGATCCTGATGGAACTTGGACACCGGGCGGCGGTGAAAAGGATGATTCTGTTCCTGTTGCTGAACCGGCCACCGGTGACACCCCGCCTTGGAACGATCTTCCCAAATGCCCGGACGGTGAACGCATTTTCAGACAGCACGATCAGAACCCGGAAATCCCCCTTTGTCCGTCTATTGACGCTGGCCACCGTTGCCACAAGGAAGGCGGCCCCGATGGTTGCCCCCTGTGGGATCGCCCCAAGGCACAGGCAGAGGAACCCGCACCCAAGACGGATGCTAACCCGCCCCGCCGTACCCGGAAGAAGCGTGAAGAATAATGGCTGATGTGCTGATGATTGCCGGGAAGCCTGAAACCATTTTCAAGGCCCGTGATTTTGAATATCTGGTTGAAAAGCACATGGGCTATGAAGCGGCCAAGTATTTCCGGGAATACGCTGAAAAGGCTGATGAAGAAGTCAGATCGGCCAAGGCCGGTGAGAACACAGACCTTGCTTCCTATGAAGCTGACCTTGAAAGCAATCACAGAGCCTTTCAGGACATTCAGACGGAAGCCGCAGTTATCACGGGTGTTCTTCAAGAAAAACGGATAAACCGTGAGAAGATCGCCCATGCAGTCAGGGAAATTGGAAAGATAATTTCCAACCAAATATAAGGAGGAACCCAAAATGAAAAACGATGCCCTGAACCATTTCAAAGAGGAAATGAACAAGCGTGGCCTGTTCCGCAAGATTCAGGTGTGCGCCAACCTGATCCCCCCCCGCCCGGTGCTGATGGTGAAGCCCTGATCGAACTTCATCGTTCCGCCGCCAAGATCGCCATTCGGAATTACGCTGAACATCATGAAGATTTTTGTGATGTGATGGCGGATGCGGCCCTTGATCATCTGCTGAACACCGTTCTTCCTGATGATCTGTTCATTCCTGATGGTGGTTTTTCCCCTACGAAAGAAGAAGTTGACAACATGAACAGGGCCAAGGAAACGGCTGACAAAGCGGCCAAGGTGCTTGATACCCTGTTTGGTGGGTTGGCTGATCTTCTGAAAACCATTTAATAAATACATTTTTTGGAGGTAAAAAACTATGGCTATTGATTTTGACAAGATTGATCGTTCTGTTGATCTGAAGGGCCTTCAGGCTGATGTGGAGGATGCCAAGAAGAACGGCGGCGGTGATTTCCCCACCATCCCCGCTGGCAAGTATGAAGTGAAGCTGGAAAGCATGGAGATCAAAGGCACCAAGGCCGATCCCAACCGCCCCATGCTGGCCGTGTCCTTCAAAATCCTGTCCGGTGAGTTCAAGAACCAGCGCCTTTTCATGAACCGTGTCCTTTACGGCACCAAGAATGACAAGAACATGATCGCTTCCGCTATGGGCTTCCTCGAAAAGCTGGATTCCGGTGTTCCTGTCAGCTTCACCAGCTACAAGCAGTTTTCCCAGCTTGTTCTTGATGTGGCGGAAGCCATTGATGGAAACTTGGAATATGCGGTGGACTACGATGATTCCCGCTTCAATTCCATCACCGTTGAAGAAGTTTTCGAGGTTGAAAACTGACCCAAAATTTTTTACAATGGAAGTGTCTTTTAGGACACGAACCATTTTTGAAAGTTCACTTTCAAGCCGGGGCGAAAGCCCCGGAATGGCCCCAAGTGAAAGCCTTCCCGTGGCGGGGCTGATAAGGCGGAAACGCTGACCGATTTCACAAAAGCTGAAAGGATGTGAGTTGATGATCTTCTATGATTTTGAGGTTTTCCGGTATGACTGGCTGGTTGTCCTGATCGACCTGAACGCCCGAAAAGAAACCGTGATTATCAACGATCCCGACAAGTTGAAACGCTTCTATGAGGAACACAAGGGTGTGATTTGGGCCGGTTACAATTCCCGGAACTATGATCAGTACATTCTGAAGGCCATTCTGTGTGGGTTTGATCCAAAGCCTGTGAATGATTGGATCATTGCAGAGGCTAAACCCGGTTACAGATATTCAAGCCTGTTCAGGGAATACCCGCTGATCAATTATGATGTGATGCCGAACCCGCCAATCAGCCTGAAGGCGCTGGAAGCGTTCATGGGCCATTCCATTAAAGAAACTTCTGTTCCCTTCGACATTGACCGGCCTTTGACTGATGCAGAGTTGGCCGAAACGGTCAAATATTGCCGCCATGATGTGGAACAGACGGTGGAAGTGTGGTTACGGCGGAAGGAAGATGAATTTGATGCCCAAATGTCACTTGTGAAGGCGTTTCACCTTCCCATTTCTGACATTGGCCGCACCAAAGCACAGCTTTCCGCCAAAATCCTTGGGGCCGTTCAAAGGGAACATAATGATGAATTTGAAATTGAGTTCCCGCCCAGCTTGCGGATCGAAAAATACACGGAAGTTTTGAATTGGTACAAGAACCCCTTGAACCGTGATTATTCCAAAACCCTTGAATTGGATGTGGCCGGGGTTCCCCATGTGTTCGCTTGGGGTGGCCTTCACGGGGCCATTCCCAAATATCACGGGGAAGGTTGGTTTGTCAATGTGGATGTGGCTTCCTATTACCCGTCTTTGATGCTGGTTTATAAGTGGCTTTCCCGTAATGTTCACGATCCTTCCAAGTATGCGGAAATCTATCACACCCGCCTGAAGCTGAAGGCGGAGAAGAACCCCATGCAACAGCCTTACAAGATTGTTCTGAACAGCACCTATGGCGCTATGAAGGATAAGCACAATGCCATGTATGACCCCCGGCAAGCCAACAATGTTTGTGTGGGCGGTCAGCTTCTTCTTCTGGATTTGATTGAACGGCTGGAAGATCATTGTGAAATCATCCAGAGCAACACAGATGGTATTTTGGTCAAACTTCGCCGGTATGAAGATTTTGAAATGCTGGACGATCTGTGTTGGGAGTGGGAGCAAAGAACCGGGATGCGCCTTGAATTTGATGAATTTCAAAAGGTGTATCAGAAGGATGTGAACAATTACATCATTGTTCCTTCCGGGCCGCTTCGTGATGAAAAAGGGAAACCCCGCTGGAAGTGCAAGGGTGCCTATGTCAAAAAGCTGTCTGATCTGGATTATGACCTTCCCATTGTCAACCGGGCCATTGTGAACTATTTCCTTCATGGGATCAGCCCGGAAACAACCATCATGGAATGTTCCAATCTTCGAGATTTTCAGAAGGTTGTGAAGGTGTCCAGCAAGTACAAATATGCCCTTTATTCCCCGGTGGTTACGGAAGCAAAGATCAGGGATGAAAAAGGCCGTTCTAAAAAAATCACCCGCTTCAGCGGCGGTGAGGTTCAGACGGATAAAACCTTCCGGGTGTTCGCTTCCAAGGATCAGAGCAAGGGCGGAATCTTCAAGGTTTCCGGGAAAATCGTCAAGGGCCGGGAAAAGAACCCTGAAAAGTTCGGCAACACCCCGGATCATTGTTTCTTCATCAATGATGATGTGACCAACCTTCCTATCCCGGATGAACTGGACAAGCAATATTACATTGATGTTGCTTGGGATCGGTTGAAAGATTTCGGGGTGGAACGATGAACAATAAAACCTTTCGGGGGGGGAGCGTTGAAGCATGGAACTGTTTAGGGGCTATGTGCCTACCAGAAATAAACAATGCCTTGAAAAATTCAAAGGCATTGAAAAACTGAAAACCCGTTCAGAAGTCCAAGACCTTGATGAATACGCCGGTATTCTTGGAGAAGAAACCATCCTGATTGATGTGGACGATGCGGAAACATCTGAACTTTTGTTCAGAATTGTTCAGGATTTAGAACTGAAGTGCAGAGTGTACGCCACCACACGGGGAAAACACTTCTTGTTCAAGAACTGTGGTGTTAAAAAAAGCTGGACGAAATGCACCTTGGCCGTGGGTATCACCACGGATGGAAAGGTTGGAGCCAATAACAGCTATGAAATCTTGAAGTCCGGTGGCGTGGAACGGCCCATTCTGTATGACTTCCCTGAAGGGGAGATTCAGGAACTTCCCAAGTGGCTGACCCCAGTGAAAAGCAACTATGATTTCCCGAACCTTGGGGAAGGTGATGGGCGGAACCAAACCCTGTTCAACTACATTCTGACCCTTCAGAGTGACGATTTCACCAAGGAAGAAGCCCGTGAATGTATCAGGCTGATTAACCGTTATGTGCTGAAGAAGCCCCTTTCCGACAAGGAACTTGATGTGATCCTTCGGGATGATGCCTTCAAGAAAACATCCTTCTTCCGGGATAAAACCTTCCTGTTTGATAAGTTCGCTACCTACCTGAAGAACAACAACCATATTGTGAAGATCAATAACCAGCTTCACATTTACAAGGATGGTATCTATGTTTCCGGTGCCGGTGAGATTGAAGGGGCCATGATCAAGCTGATCAGCAACCTGAAGCGGGCGTGGCGTTCGGAAGTCCTGTCCTATTTGGAAATCATGATTGAGGAAAACACCAAGGCCACCAACCCGAATATCATTGCTTTCAGCAACGGCCTTTACAATATCCGGGATGGTTCCTTCAAAGAGTTCACCCCGGATGTGGTCATTACAAACAAAATCCCGTGGCCGTACAACCCCGCCGCCCATGATGATCTGTTGGATCATACCCTGAACCGGCTGGCCTGTGATGATCCTGAAGTTCGGGCCTTGCTGGAAGAAATGGTGGGCTATTGTATGTACCGCCGCAACGAACTTGGCAAAGCCTTCATCCTGATTGGCGATAAGAGCAACGGCAAATCCACCTTCCTTCATGTGGTGAAGAACCTTCTTGGAGATCAGAACATTGCTTCCCTTGACCTGAAGGAATTGGGTGATAGGTTCAAAACCGCCGAACTGTTCGGCAAGCTGGCAAACATCGGTGATGATATTGGTGATGAATTTATTGCCAATGCTTCCGTGTTCAAGAAGCTGGTCACGGGTGATCGGGTGAATGTGGAGCGCAAAGGCCAAGATCCTTTTGAGTTCAACAATTATTCCAAGTTCCTGTTCAGCGCCAACAATATCCCCCGTATCAAGGACAAAACCGGAGCCGTTCAGCGGCGTTTGGTGATTGTTCCCTTCGATGCCAAGTTCACCCCCAATGATGCTGACTTCCGCCCGTTCATCA